AATATAATTTTACCTCTACCAAGAGCAATCACTGATGGTCAGTCTGCAAGTTGGGGTGAAGATAGTGTTAATGCTTTAATTGCAGCAGGAATCGGTGTAGCAAATTCTGCAATAACTGAAGGTTTAGGAGAGGGTTTTGATACTGCTGCAAATATTTTCACAACTGCAGCAACAAAACCAGAAAATATAAAGGCTGCATCAACAGGATTAGCAATTAATGCTTTAACAGGAAAAGGTCAACAATTAAATATTAACAGTCTAGTTTCCAGAGCAACTGGACAAATTGTAAATCCAAACGTTGAATTATTATTCAACGGTGTAACACTGAGAGGTGGATTTAACTTTCAGTTTGATATGATGCCTAGAAGTAGTACTGAAGGTCAAAATATAAGAAAAATTATTAGAGTTTTTAAAAAGAATATGGTTCCATCTAAAGGAGCAGGAACTAATGCAGCATCTGGTTTCTTTGTCAAATCTCCAAAAGTATTCTTATTGAGGTTTATGCAAGGAGATAGAGATCATCCATTCTTGAATAAATTTAAAGTATGTGCTCTAACAAATATGAGTGTTGATTATTCTGGTTCTGGTCAATATGCATCTTATACAGATTCTACACCAGTTCACATGGTAATGAATCTACAGTTCCAAGAACTATCACCAATTTACAGTGAAGACTACGATTCACCTGCAGCACAAGGAGGAGTTGGTTACTAATGAGTTACTTTAGAGAACTACCAAACGTAAGGTATCAATCATTTTTATCTGATAAAAATTCTTCACATGAATATATCTTAGTAAAGAATATTTTTAGAAGAGCAAAACTTAGAGATGATCTTCAAAATGTCTTTACACTCTTTTACAAATATGAAATTGCAGATGGGACTAGACCTGAACTAGTTGCTGAAGAAGTTTATGGAAGTGACACGTATGACTGGGTTGTTATTATTTCTTCTGGAATAGTTAATATAAGAGAAGAATGGCCTATGTCAAATAAAGAGTTGTATGATTACTGTGATAGAGTTTATGGAACTTCACTTAATGATGTTCATCATTATGTTACTACAGAAGTCAAAGACTCAAAAGGTAGATTAATTCTTGAAAAGGGACTAGAAGTTAATAGCAATTTTACGATACCTAATCCAGATGTTCCTACAGGAATATTAAATCCTGTAACTGGTATATCAAACTTTGAATATGAGACTGATCTTAATAATAAAAAGTCTTTAATATACATCTTAAGACCAGAATACTTACAGCAAGTATTGAAAGATATTAGGAATGAATTGTTCTATGGCGAGTCTTCTCAATACGTTGATAGAACTACCATTCAAACAGAAAATACTCTCAACACTTTACCATAACAACTCTAAAGTTTTATCAAAGATCATTACATATCTGTGCTTGCGAGATCTATCTCTCCATTCACCTTCCGATCCTTTGACACTTCCTCTAGAGTGTTTAGTTCCATCTGCAAAGTAGAAATCTTTCTTTGGTTCTGATAGACCACAGTACCTAAAGTTACAAGCACGATAAATTGTGCCGCTATGGTGGTCACTATCAGCGTATGAAATAATCCCCCTAACGTTGGTCTCCTTTCTAAGGCGTCTAATCGCTTTTGATACAAACCAAGAAGTGATATTATACTCGCTCTGCTGAGTATTCGGGTGGATGCAGAGTCTGGAGAGTTCAAAAAGTCCGTTCTGTTCATGCCGTTCTAATCCAAAAGCACCTTTTGCAATTTCTGGAACAGGGAGACCTGTAAAAATACAGACTCCCTGAATACCTCCAATGTTTAAAGGGCAAAATTCATTGTTTTTATATAGACCATAATTATAACCAGACTTAAAGGTTTTAGATATATCCTTCAAATAATGAAACCGCAGAAGTAAATCTGCGGCTTCGGATTTGGTTACACGATCTATTGTGTAATCAGTTTTCACTTGAACACCAGTGAATAGTAAGTAGCAACAACCAAGAGGGTCAGACAGACCCTCTCATATGTCCATCGGATCATTCTTCAGCGAGTCGTGCGAAGTAGGACATTGCATCATCCTCATCTTCAGTAGTGGAAGTAGTAGGAGTGATATCTGGAGCATTGAAGTCGGGTGATGCACCAAAGTTGGTAGATTCACCACGGTTCTCACGACGGAAGTTCTCTTCCTCTTCAACGGTCTCTTGATCTTGGAACTTAGGAGTGCCCTTGATACCAAGAACATAGTCCAGACGCTTTTTCAGTTCATCATAAGACTTGAACTGACTAGGATCGAGGAACTCTTCAAGAGAATACTCTTTCTTCCAGATTGCTTCCATTGCATCATCATCTTCCAAGAGAGCAGAAGAGCGAGCAAACTCAGAAGAATCATAGTTGCGATAACCAGCAACATTCTTTGCCTTCAGTTTGAAGTTAGCACCTTGCCAGAAGTCAAAGGGATCGATTGCTTCCTCATCTTCAAACTCAGGTTGCATGGCAGCAGTCAGTTTGTCGAAGATCTTCTTGCCGAACTTATACAGGAAGACTTTACCTTCGTTCTCAGGATTGGCAGGATCCTTTACAACATAGATGTTAGCAATGTAAGTCAGTTTACGCTTTTGCTTACGTGCCTGCTCTTTACCAGCATCAGTACCGTTGTTCCAAAGCTGAGAGTTGTACTCAGAAATGGGGCACTTCTGTCCCAGAGTAGTCAAAGAGTTCTCGATAAACCATCCACCTGGACCTTGGAAGGCATGGGAGTAGACCTTTGCAAATGGAAGGTCTTCGCCATTGGGGGCAGGCAGGAAACGGATAACTGCATAACCATTACCACCTTTGTCACACTCTAGTTTCCACTGACGCTCATCAGCATTGTTGCCAGTGTTATTCATCTTTTCAACTTGCTTCACCAACTTTTCGGTGAGAGAACCAAGTTTTGATTGCTTTTTAAGATCTGCGAAAGACATTAGGATTTCCTCGGATTGATTGGATTCGGGGGATGTACGGTTGTGTACTGGATAAGTATAACAGGTTCAGTCCTCGTCGTCAAGGTATGCGACCAAAGATTCGATGGTTGCATTCATGGTGTCGAATATTGTGTTTAGATCCGTCGATGAGTTAAAACCCATCATCTCTGCAGATTTCTGCAGTCTCTCTTTGGTCTCAAGGGCCTGAGGATCATCAGACAATGACATACGAGTGTACATGATCTTCTGTTTTTCAAGAAGAAGTTTTAGTTTGTCAATGTTTTCCAATTTCTCTTCACGAGTCATGGCACTGAAAGTAAAGATACTTCCAGTTATTTCTTCTTGAAGTTTATTGATTTGCTCTAATTCTTCTTTAACCAAATCAGAGTCGAAAAATTCACTCATCTACCAATTCCCTTAATATTTTTTTGTATTGGAATACATCAATATTTAGAAATGGTACATATTTTTTAATTTTTAAATTGACGGTTTCCCACACAGGATCATTCAGTTGCTTGTTAAAGTTTTTTGAAAAACTAAAGATTTTTTCGTAGATTGCTAAAGTTTCTACTGATACTTCTCCACCCAGGAATTTTCTCAGCAGGACTGGATGTCCTTTGGAACAGTTGAATAGATCCTCTAATTCGTTTTCCGATAACAATTCGTTGCTTTGTTCTTTGAACAAGTAACTTAAACTCTGCTGTCGTTTCATCCATTCGGCGTAAGTCCTTTCTCCAGAATTGATAATTTCTCCAATCCATAGGTTCTGTGGGTTGTCGGAGTATGCAAAATTAGATACCAAAAAATTTACGACCTCTTTATCAGAATACTTTCGCGAAGTTTTTTCAAACCAGTACTTATCTTTCCTTTTATTGAAAGAAGTTATACTAGCACGGGTCTTCGCACCGTATTTAAAGAAGTCGTATTTTGGATTTGTAAAATGATTTTTTAGAGACAAATAATGTTGATAAGTTTCAAAGGGTGACATAATCATTAAGGTTGTGCAAAAATAGATATACAATACCTACCATTTCCATCATAATAATCAGAATCATCAATAGCGACTTCTCCAACTCCATGAGGAATATATCCAGGAATTATTATACACGAATTATTATCGCATCCATATGTGTAATCATGTTTTTCAAAAAATAAATTACCACCACTATATTTTTTAGGTTCTTTATGAAAATATGAAAATACTAGAAATTGATAACTGTAGTCTGTATGAGTATCATATACTTCACCATCATGATAATAACGCAATTTAGTTGTCAATCTAAGACCAGGACGATTGAAATATGCACATGATTCATGAACTTCTCCCAATCTTTCTAACGCATCACTACCAAAAATTTTAGTATCCAAAGACATGATATTAGAAAAACAAATATCAGTAAAAACTTGATCCAAAATTACAGCATTTGCATTTGTTCTACCTGGAGCAGAACCGTACTGTTCTCCGGGTAATAATTTTCCAGGACGAGTAAAAAATTTTAATTCATCCCATATTGCTTCTAATTCATTTTCATCATATAAATCTCTTATAATCACATGGGGAAACGGATCTTTTAATACTTCAATTTTCATAATGGAAGTCTAGCTCTAGATGTTTTTTTCATGAAGTTGAGACGAGTTGCGTCCCACTTCAATTTTTCCTTGAGGGGTTTAGAAATTAGTTTCGTTACTGATTCTACCTCAACACCGTTGATTTCGCAATACTGACAGATGGCATCAATATAATTGATTTTTTCCTCTGCAACAATCTTTTCAATCTCTAGTGCGAATTTAGAAGGAGTAAGAAATTTACTTTCTATTGCCTTTTCTAATTCGTTATTTGGTTTCATAGAGTTCCAGTTTATCTGTAACAAACTTTCTAATGTATTTGGTAAGAAGTTTGATGTACTTTGACTTGTCATATTCTTCATAGACGACGCATTCTCCATTTTCGCAGGCCATAATAATTACAAATTTTTTGACAGCAATTCCTGTCAGTTCATACAACATACAAGCATATGCAGCACATTGCACAAAGTAGTGATCGATCCACTCGCGTGGTTTCGGT